TACCCTCGCCACCGCAGTAATCACACTCGAGGATGGCAATGACCAGTACATCGAGTGTGATTACTGCGGTGGCGAGGGTATTCTCTACGGTTCGTTTGACACGAATGAGTTAGGGTTTGAACCCGATGTCAGTGTACATGGTTTTGCTTGTATGCCTCCCGAAGTTGCTGGCAGTTCTACGTTCTGTTTTGATGGCAGTGTTGAAGGTGTTGCTAACTTCAAGGCAGTCATCCCGCTCATTGAAGCGAGTGGTTGCAAAGTAAACTGGAATGGTAGTGGAAACACTCGTCCTTATATTAGTTGGGAGTAATCGTGTTAACATATGTTCTTTTGTTTATGATTGGTGTAGTAATTGCGTGTCATATTGCTATAAGCAGAGACAAAAACAAAATCACAAAGGTTAGAGAAAGATTTGAAAAGAATAAAGTAAAGTACAGAGACGGGGATAACACATGAGGGTTTTCGGATCTTATAAGTATGATTTTAATGGTCGCAAACGTAAACCCCGTAAGCCAAAAGGAGAAGTCTGTGTCAAATATGTCCCGCCTAAGTTTCAGGAATACAAACCAAAGAGTACGTATGCAACAGAACGTGCGGCAGAGATTAAACGCTACAAGTCGGTCCCTCTTACTCCAGCAAAAGCAGGAGGAGACAAACGAGAGTCTCAGCAGTACACAGGTGACTTCATTATCGGCATCGCCACCCTCCACAAGTCCAACGCAGTACCCGTAACAAACCCCAAATATGCTCGTGAAATTTCGGAGATGATATCGTGAGAATCGATAATGATGTAAAATTAGATTACAGTGATGTTTTATTAAGACCTAAACGATCCACAATGGGCAGTCGAGGCGAAGTTGGACTAGAAAGGTCCTATACTTTTAGAAACAGTGGAAGAACCTATTCCGGAGTTCCTATCATGGCATCTAACATGGATGGGGTAGGGACCACTGAAATGGCTATCAAACTTCTCGAATACGGTATGTTTACTTGTCTCGTGAAAAGTTATGATGTATATGATGTTATAGGCACCTTATCTAAACACACTTGGGAAGGTGAAAGCTGGTATGCAGTTTCTACGGGTGTTAGTAAAAAAGATCTCTTAAAACTTAACCAGTATAGTTACGAGATTGATGTCAACAAGGTTGATTTACAATACATATGTGTAGATGTTGCGAACGGTTATAGTCAAAATTTTATTGATAGAGTGTCTCAGATACGTGATATGTTTCCCAACACAACAATTATTGCAGGCAACGTTGTCACGCCTGATATTACAGAGGAGTTAATTTTACGTGGAGCTGACATTATTAAAGTTGGCATTGGTCCTGGCAGTGTTTGCACTACCCGTATTAAGACTGGTATTGGATACCCCCAATTATCAGCAGTCATCGAGTGTGCTGATGCAGCTCATGGTTTGGGTGGGCATATTATTGCTGACGGTGGGTGCGTATCACCTAGTGATGTGGTAAAGGCTTTTGCTGCAGGCGCTGATTTTGTAATGTTGGGTGGAATGCTAGCTGGTCATGATGAAGGTGGTGGAACTGTAGAAGGCGACAAAGTTAAATTCTACGGAATGTCTTCAAAGGAGGCGCAAGGGGATGAATTTAAAGATTATCGAGCGAGTGAAGGACGGGTTGTGGAAATTCCTTACCGTGGGCCCGTTGACCCCACCATTCATGATATTCTTGGTGGTCTTCGTTCTGCTTGCACTTATGTTGGTGCTCGTACCTTAAAACAACTCAGTAAATGTGCCACATTTGTTCGAGTCAATAATCAATTCAATGGCGTCTATACTAGTAATACGGTAGGTGAATGATTGAATGTTCTATCAGTTTATGGTACAATAATAACATGTCTAAATTCAATTACACTGTCAAAGAACTAAGAAAGTTCGATGCGACTGAGTTTGTTCAGAAGTATCACTACTCACCAGTTATGCCTAAACTTACCAAACACTTTCTCGGGTTTTATCTTGAGAAAGATTTGGTAGGTGTTCTTACTCTAGGTTGGGGAACGCAACCCAAGGCGACAATCAATAAAATGTTTACTGGGCTAGAGTCGAAAGACTATTGGGAAATTGGAAAGATGTGTATGCACCCTGATATGCCCAAGAACAGCGAATCTCAAATGTTATCGGCAACAGTTAAATGGATTAAGGAGAATCATCCTAACAAACTTTTTCTCTACACTATGGCTGACGGTATCATGGGTAAGTGTGGTTACGTTTACCAAGCATCTAACTTCTATTTTGGTGAGAAGTATTGGACTAACGTTTATATGATGGAGAACGGTGAGAAACTTCATCCACGTTCAGCCAAAGAGTTGTGTAAAGAAAACGCTGTCTTCAGCAATCGAAAGAAAATTTTCTGGTTGACTTCTGACTTTATGGTTTCTAAGGGCATTAGTAAAATTGACGGATACATGTTCCGATACATCTACCCCTTGAATAAGAAAGCTAAAAAGATGTTAAAGACATCCAATCTAAATTGGACTAGGGACTATCCCAAAGATAAAGATTTAGAATGGTGGGATGTGACAGTACGAAAAGAAAAGAAGAAAATCGAACAACCTTCTTTTACCTTCGAAGATATTAAATATAATAAGAAAAACGTTTATGCACATCAATCTGACGGGAATACACTCGAAGAATTCTTTCAGTAAATCTTCCTTATTCCAAAATGGCATATACATATTCCAAAAAAGTATAAAAAAGTGTTGACAAAACATAAAAAATGCCCTATAATATGTTTTTAATCAATGAGAAAAGGTAATATATTATGAGTCACGAAGTAGAAACAATGGCATATGCTGGTGAAGTACCTTGGCATGGTTTAGGTGAGAAGGTATCTAATGACCTAACGCCTATGCAGATGATGAGAACGGCTGGTGTTGACTGGCGAGTAACCAAAGTCCCCACTATTGCTATCTATGATGGTGAGATGATCGAAACTGGCACTAATGCTTTGATTCGTGAATCTGATAATACTGTTCTCGCACCAATGGTTGGTGATAACTGGGAACCTATTCAGAACGAAGAGGCGTTTAACTTCTTCAACGAGTTCTGTGCTGCGGGTGATATGGAAATGCATACCGCTGGTTCTCTCAAGAACGGTAAGATTGTGTGGGTTCTTGCTAAGATTAAAGAATCGTTTGATGTTCTTGGTAAAGACCAAGTTGATAACTATATGTTGTTCTCTAATCCTCACATATATGGTAAGTCAGTGAACATTCGCATGACGCCTGTTCGTGTGGTTTGTCAGAATACGATGAACTATTCTTTAGGTATGGAGTCAGTAAACGAAGCAATCGTTAATCATCGCAAAGTTTTTGATCCTTCATCGGTCAAAGAACAGATGGGTCTTGCTCATGAGAAGTTTGAGTTGTACAAAGATATGGCAAACTTTCTCGCTACCAAGCGATACACTCAGGACAATTTGTTGACGTTCATGAACACAGTCTTTCCTGCGGCTAACACGAAGCGCAAAGAAGTGACAGAGTTAAAAGAGTTGTCGACAACCGCTAAGAACACTATCGAGATTATCGATACTCAGCCCGGTGCTGACCTGTTCCCAGGCACTTGGTGGAATGCGGTAAATGCAGTCACTTATATGACTGACCATCAGCTGGGTCGAAGCGCAGATACTCGAATGACATCTGCTTGGTTCGGTCAGAATCAGACTCGTAAGTTGAAAGCGATTAACACAGCAATTGAATATGCGGAGGTAGCATAACATGGAAATGGTTTATTATCGTTCACACAAAGAAATCCCCACGAAATATCGAAGAGTTATTCTCGATGAAGTGTTTGAGAAACGAGTGGCAAAGGTGCCACTCGCCTTGTGTAATGAAATCATTAACGCTCACCTAGAAGAACAACAAGAGTTGGAAACTCTGAAAGACTTCGAAGTTCGAGTTGTAAAAGATGACAAAGAATTTGTAGGTAACTTTAAAACTCTACAAGACGCTGAGATCTACATGGATAGGATGATTGACTTTGGTGATGACCTTTCGCCCGTGATGTTGTTGACTCAGGCGAAGAGACCTATTCGTGCGTTTGTTAATGGTGGTTGGAGGTTTGTTTTACCTAAAGACACTTTAATAATCAAAGAGAAAGCTGCATGAAAACACGAAAAGAACATACCAACATCCAAGGATTTGTTGCAGCCGCAAAGAAAGGTGTAGTGACTGTAGAATTCACCAAGATTGATACGGGTGATTTACGAGTGATGCCTAGTACACTCAATCCTGAGTTGTCTAATCACAACGTGCCCGAGATTCTGGAACAACAAGAGAATTCTGACCATTTAGTGGTGTGGTCACTCGATAAAGACTCATGGCGGTCATTTCGGGTCAACACATTGGTAAAATGGTATGAAGGATACCCTTCTGAGTGAAACTTCCATTATATTTCCACTTTTCACCCGGCCGTAAGTCCTTGATTCTATTGGAGTTTTTCAAGTTTCCT